CAAGCTGCTTGGCCTGCTGGGCGACAGGACCGACAACAAGCACACACACGACTTTGCCAACCTGTCCGACGAAGACCTCAAGGCCATGATCGCCAGCGCACTGGGGTCCGCCAAGTGACCGCCCCCAGCCGCAAGAACCTGGAGCTGGCTGCAGCGGCCGCGATGGAACTGCAGCGCCGCCGGCAGTCCCGCAAGACCGTGTACGGGTTCTTCGAGCCGACCGACGTCTACGGTGGGCGATTGGTCCGGTCATGGCAGGACCGCGGTGACGGCGTCTACGAGCAAGTTGACGCTACCCCTGACGTTACCCTTCCCCTCAAGCTGGAACCGCTCCTGCTGACGCCGAAGCGCTTCAAGGTGCTGTACGGCGGACGGTCGTCGGCCAAGTCGCTGTCGGTCGGCAACATCAGGGCCGCACACGCCAAGGACTACGGCTTCAAGACACTGTGCCTGCGGGAGCTGCAGAACTCCATCGAGGACAGCGTTCACGCGCTCCTGAAGCAGGTGATCTCCACCCACGGCTGGACCGACTTCGAGGTGACCGATAAAGCCGTTCGAATGAAGGGCGAGGATGTTTTCAAGTTCCGGGGCCTGGCCCGCAACGTGACCGCGGTGCAGTCCATGTACGGATTCCGTGACTCCTGGGTGGAGGAAGCCCAGTCGCTGTCCGCCAAGTCCCTGACGGCCCTCACGCCCACCATCCGCGAGGCCGGATCCGAGCTGTGGTTCACGCTCAACCCCATGTCCTCCGCGGACCCGATCAGCCAGCGCTTCCTGAAGCCCTTCGAGCAGCCCCTGATCAGCGACGGCTACTACGAGGACGACCTGCACCTGGTGATCCGGATCAACTACACCGACAACCCATGGCACCGGGAGTTGGAGCCAGAGCGGCTGTACGACCAGGTCAACCTGTCCCCTGCCGAGTACCGGCACAAGTGGCTGGGCGAGTACAACGACGAAGTGGCCAACGCCCTGATTCCGGTCGAGCACTTCAATGCCGCCATCGATGCGCACATCAAGCTGGGTTGGAAGCCGACCGGGGCCCGGGTCGCCGCACACGATCCCTCCGACACCGGCCCAGACGACAAGGGCTACGCCCTGCGCTACGGGTCGCTGATCGAGGACGTCAGGGCCATGCCGGACGGTGACGTCCACGACGGACTGGACTGGGCCACCAGCCTGGCCATCGAGGCCCGGGCAGACTGGTTCGTGTACGACGCTGACGGTCTGGGGTTGGCACTGGGGAGGGACGTTGACAAAGCCTTCACCGGCAAGCAGGTCCGGGTGCGTGAGTTCCATGGCGGCGCCGGTGTTGAGTTCCCGGAGCAGCCCTACACGGCGCCCGGCAAGGCCGACCACGACGCCAGGCCAAGGCTGAACAAGGACGCCATTTTCAACCTCCGGGCCCAGTACGCCCAGCGGCTGGCGGATCGCTTCCGCAACACCTACCGAGCGGTGGTGAAGGGCGAGTACATCGACCCGGATGAGATGATCTCACTGTCGTCGGATATCGAGGACCTGGACGGGCTGCGGGCCGAGGTGTGCCGGGTTCCCACTAAGCCCAACGGCAGCGGCAAAATTCAGCTCATGACCAAACAGGAGATGGCCAGGCCGCCGCTGAGCCTGCCCTCGCCGAACCGCTTTGACGCACTCATGATGACCCAAATCATACCGGACACTGCCGACGAGCCGGTGGTGATCAAGTTCACAGGTTGGCAGCGATGAGCACTACATTCTTCACCACCAAGCCGACAGTGCTGTCTACGGCCACCTCGACTGTTTTGTCGCGGATCAAGATACCGGATGTGCTCTTTGCCAATGGCGAAGTCGGCACCTTCAACGACATCACCACATGGCCCACCTCCTACTTCGAGGACACCGCAGGCACAGACCCAGCGGAGCTGGAGGATGCGATTGCGCTGGTGCTGGATCAGTCGGGGAACGGGATCAACTGGAGCGAGGCCACCGCAGGCAACCGCCCGTTACTGACCACGGACGGCGGCTTCCCGGTACTCAACTTTGCGTCTGCCAAAAGCCTGTCCTGCACCCTTGCAGCAGACACCTACACCATCGTTCTGGCTACGCGTGACGGCATCTGGATTGACTCAGTGGCTCATGCCGGGGGCGCGTTTGCAATCGGTCCTACGACCTATACGGTAGGCCCTGTTGGGCTCTTGAGTATCACAGGCACTAAACTTATCGGACCACCTCTACTACTGAATCGTCAGCTGACAAGCCCCGAACAAAGTGCGCTTATTCAGTTCTTGCAGAATCGCGGCGCTGGCGCACTGTATGACTCATCCGCCCTAAGCTGGAATAGCGCAACCGATACCTACGGGGGGATTTACGCATGATCATACATAAACCGTGGACCGGGATGCGCCGCTGCGTCATGGCGCTGGATGGCTCAATCGCGTACTACCTCGACCCGACCGACAGCACCTTGAAGGCAGACGGCGTAACGGCCTCTGTTTTGGATGGGACAGACGGCTACGTCATGGTGGAGATTCCGAAGTTCTACTACCAGCACACACTGGTGGGGACGCTGAATACTTGGAAGGTTCGCACAGAGCCAACCGCAGGCTACACACTACACCCCGCCTTCGTAAAAGCTGGCGTGGAAGTGGACTATCGGTACATCGGTGCGTATGACGCCAGCCTTCAGTTTACTCGGACTGTTTCAGCTGTTGCCGACGCTGGCGGCGGAGATATTACTGTCACTACCTCGGCGGTGCATCCCCTGTACGCCGGAGACAGCGTTACCATCACCGGGACAACAAGCTACAACGGCACCTACACAGTAGTCTCGCGGGCCAGCACAACGAGCTTTACCGTTACCGCCGCATTTGTGGCGACAGAGACAGGAACCGCTACTGGGTACGTTTCTGGCAAGAACCTTGACGCCATGGCTGCAAACATACAATCCGGCACTGACAAGCTGGCCTCGGTTTCTGGTGTTTACCCTCTCGTTGGAGTAACGCGGCCTTTGTGCCGCACGATCTCAGCCAACAACGGCACCGGCTGGCACCAGCTTGATTTCGCGCTTTGGTCAGCCATTCAAATGCTTTTCTTGGTTGAGCGCACAACCTTCAGCACGCAGGCAACGCTGGGGGCCGGCAACACGAATGGCAGCTACCTTACCAGTTCGGTGAACCAATCTGACAGCCCCCACACCATTGCAGGAGCCTCTAACAGTCTTGGAGACGGCAGCACCAACACAACTACCGGTGCAGGTGTAAGCGCCAAACCCGGAACCAGCTTCATGTCATACCGGGGAATAGAGAACTGGTACGGCAACTGCTGGAGCTGGACCGATGGCATCAACGTCAACATGACCACTGCCGGGAATGTGCATGTTACCAACGACTACCGGGATTTTGCAGACAACACGACAGTAGGCTACACCCTTCTGTCATCCGCATTTCCGACAGCAAGCGGTTTTATTCGCGACATCCTGAACACCGGGGCCTATTTCCTGTCGAGCTCCAACTCGGGCGGATCTTCAACAACGTTTTTGACAGACCAGCATTTTGCAAACGCGTCTGCTTCGCGGGGCGTCCTTGTCGGCGGTAGCGCTAATGATGGCGCTAGGGCGGGCAGGTTCTGCTTGAGTTCGAGTAATGATTCGGGCGTTGCGAATCGTATTTTCGGGGCGCGGCTCTGCCGCTAAAAGAGCAACAAAGGGTGACATCGCTAATGTTCACGTCTACTTCGCAGGTCGTACATGTCAGCAGTAACGCTAATAATGGCGCTAATGCAGGCAGGTTCTACTTGAATTCGAATAATGATTCGAGCAATGCGAATCGTAATATCGGGGCACAGCTCATCCGCCTAATTTGTACTAGCGATGCATCCTCACCTCTTGGTGAAACAGTTGATCAAAACAGTTTGGTAGGGAAACCGAAGAACTGGGTCTGGCGGAACAGAACATGAAAAGAAAAGGCGATATTTGGGCGCAGATATGCAACACGCAGGCGCTCACCCGCGCCCACCGCGCAGCGCGTCGAGGAAAGGCGCACTATCGCGAAGTCAAAATGGTAAACGAACACGAAGCGCAATTGGTTGAAAGCATACGCCAGAGCCTGATTGATAAAACGTACTCAACCAGCCACTACCAGGTCGACGAGCGGTTTGACGGTCGCAAGCTAAGGGTCATACACAAGCTGCCGTATTACCCTGACAGAGTTGTCCAGCATGCCCTGATCAGCGCTTGCTCTTTAGCGTGGGAGCGCTCTTTTATTCGGGATACGTTTCAGTCAATACCTGGTCGCGGAACGCATGATGCGCGCAAGCGGGTCAGGGAAGCGGTCTACAAAAAGCCCGGATTGTACGCGCTGAAGTTTGACATCAGCAAATACTACCCCAGTGTCAACGGGGCTTTGTTGAAAGAAAAGGTTCGGAAAACCATTAAGTGCAAAGACACCCTGTGGCTGATAGACGACATTATCGATAGCTGCAAAGGCTTGCCGATTGGCAATTACACCAGCCAGTTTTTCGGCAACATTTATTTGAGTGATTTCGACTGGTGGGTCAAACAAACAGTTAAGCCCCGCGGCTATTTTCGGTATTGCGACGATGTTGTGGTCATCGGCAACAGCGCCGAAGAATGCCACGCTTTCCGTGAGTTACTTTTTAGCAAGCTGCAAGACGAATATCACCTCACGATAAAAAACGATTGGCAGGTGTTTCCAATAGACAGGCGGGGCTTGGATTTTGTTGGGTTTGTCTTTAAATCTTCTGGGGTGAAGCTGCGCAGGAACATAGCCAGAAACGTAGCGATCAAGGCAAAAGACATACACAAGAATCACAAGCGCATGACCCCCTATCAAATTGCTAACGGTGCCGGATCTTATTGGGGATGGTGCAAACACGGCCAGGGCAGAGGGCTGTGGGAAAAACACATGACGCCGCCTGTCAGGTACAGGATAGCTGAAGCTAAAGTGAAAATTAGGGAGCTGAGATGCAAGTAGAGTCAAATTGGGAGCTGCCGGTATATCAAGTCATTGGCCCCGTGGTTCGGGTTCATTGGGACTACAGCCACACTGTGGATGAAGAACTCGGCGACCGCTGGACGGCCCAAGAGGCGGTTGTGCCGGTGGATGCCGACAGACCAACGTTTGTTGCCTTGGTGGATGCTGAAGGTGGGGACGGCGAGACATTGGCTGACGGGTGGTTTGAGTGAAATATCTAACAGCCACGCTCTACACCTCCCCTATGCTACTGGCTGTCCTTGGCCACGGCTATCACCCCTACGGGGCAGCGGCGGGGCTTATCCCAATCATCCTGATGTATCTCGGTATCAAGCAAGGTTTCTTCCCCATCATTCGTCAGGGCAAGCTGGATGGAGCCAACGGCAGGAACTGGCCGCTGCTTGTGGTCATGGACCCCGATGCGTCGATGTACAAAGCGGTTCTTGCCCAAGAAATCTGGGAAAGCATCTACAAGACCAACCCGATCAACTTGATCCGCACACGCTCAGGCAAGGGCGCTCAAGAGCTGGAGATCATGGGCCATGAGATTGAGGTGCAGGTTGCTGTGCTGCTGTACGGCGTCAAGGAACACGAGTACAGGCAGCGCGAGGCTGAAGCGATGACCGGATACAAGCAGTTCCGGGATGTGCCGGCGGTCGAGATCGCGGCGCGGATGGAGAAGGTGACCGGCAAGGCCCGTGAGTGGGTCGAAGACAACCAGGAGAGAATGCAATGAAGATTCAGAACAACCAGCCGTTTGAAAAATCGGCCAACTACGAAACCAAGACTGCAGTCCTGACCATCAGCTCAGGCAGCGCCAAGCTGCAGGCCTGCAACGGGCGAGATCCGGACGCGGGCACCTGGGTCGATGTCCCAGACAGCAGCCACACCGCCAGCACCGTGTTCAGTTTCTACTGCTCACGGGGCCTGCTGTACCGGTGGGTGCTGTCCGGTGACGCAGCCGGCTACATGTCAAACTGATGCCTACCAAGGACCAGCTGGCCGACCACTCCTGGGTGATCGAGCAGCTCAAAAAAGCCCAGGACGACGACACCGACAACCGGGAGAAAGCCCGGGAGGCGGCCCTTTTCGTAGCCGCCCCGGACGGGCAGTGGGAGCCCTACGTCTACGAGTCCACCGACGGCAAGCCCCGCTACACCTTCGACCAGGTGGAGCCGATCCTTGACCAGATACTGGGCGAGATGGGCAAGAATTCGTTTGACGTCCGCATCACCCCCGCCGGCGGTGACGCCAGCAAGGACGTGGCCGAGATCTTCGAGGGCCTGTGCCGCACCATCGAGAACATTTCCAAGTCTGACCGCATCTACGACGCAGCCAGCAAGGAGTCGGTGATCCGGGGCCTGGGTGGCTGGCGTGTCCTGCAGCGCTACGTCGATGACAACAGCTTTGATCAAGATTTGGTTCTGCAGTGGATCCCCAACTTCATCGACCGTGTCTGGTTCGGGCCCCACGAGGAGCCAGACGCCAGCGACTCGCAGTTTGCTTTCGTGCTCTCCGGCGTCAGCAAGGAGGAGTTCGAGGCCGAGTTCCCTGACGCCAGCGCGGCATCCGTCCAGAGCGATCGATCCGGAAATGCCTACTGGCACCGAACCGACCAGATCATGGTCGGCGAGTTCGTCTACCTTGTCCCTCAGCAGCGTGACCTGGTGCTGATGTCAGACGGCAAGGTGTACGAGGACGACGAGACCTTCCAGACCCTGCTGCCGGCACTGCAGCAGTCCGGGGTGGAGGAGGTCCGGCGCCGCAGGCGCGAGAAAATGTGCGTCTACAGCCGCCTGTTCAGTCCCGACGAGTGGCTGACCGAGGCCCGCGAAACCGTCTTCCAGAACTGGGTGCCGGTCGTGCCCCAGTACAGCAACTTCGACGTCATCGAGGACAAGGTGACCTACCGGGGTGCGGTCCTGAAGCTGATGGATCCGCAGCGGGTTCTGAACTACTCCATGTCCAGGGAGATCGAGGAGGGCGCCCTGGCGCCCCGCGCCAAGTACTGGGTGACACCCACCCAGGCCAAGGGCTACGAGCAGACGCTGGCCACCATGAACGTCAACAGCGACCCTGTCCAGTTTTACAACCCCGACCCTGCCGCACCTGGCGCTCCGCAGCAGAACGGTGGAGCCCAGATCAACCCCGGTCTGCGGACGATCTCCGAGGCCATGATGGACACCCTGGGCAAGACCGCAGGCATGTTCGCGGCCAACATGGGTGACAATCCCGCGCTTCAGTCTGGTGTGGCCATTGAGGCCC